ACCATAGTATAGCAGGCTTTTATTTAAATGGGCTATCTAATAAGACAACATTTAACAACATGGTATTGAATATTCTATTAGCATTCCACTCTAAACGAAAATTGGAATCAACTCTTCATAACTTTAGATATCTTATTGTAAATAGCTTGTCATTATATTCTAATATAAGTGAAATGCTGTTAGAGTTTGCAATTATGTATTCAGATTTTTTTCAAGAAATCGTATACAAAAAGCTTGTTCAGAATTATTTAGCTCTGTTTAAGAGTTTATACAATTTAAATGTATCAAACATCAAAATTGGATCTGGAGACGTTAAAAATTATTTCACTTTAGAACCCATAAAAACAAATTATGACCTAACCTTAATGATTTACAGCACATTTTTAATGACTAAGGCTGCATACAACCAGAGATTAGAACAGTCTAAAAATCTAATTAACATATTAGAAACGGATCAACAATTTAAATCAGCTTACTCAGGAGACCCCTTTAAACAAGATCTAGCATTCGCCAAAAAGTTGAAAGAGGATGAAACTTTAGCTGACTATTGGGACAGATTAAATGAATCTGATTTCAATTATGATCCCACTTACTGTTGTAATCTTGGAAAATTTGCGGGAAGTCTCCTCAGAGACAAGGTAGGTCAGAATGAATTGAAGAATCAATGGAAAAGAATTTTGTCACAACCATATGATGAGATGGCGAACACTAGCGGTTTAAGAGGTATGAACAAAGAAGAGTTTTTTAACAGGAAGGGTTATTACGTAATTTACAAAGACTTAATCACACAAAAATCTGCAGAAATTTGGAAAATATTATCGGGGAATGAAACTGATCACTATAAGAGGTCAAAACTAAATGATTTGAATGAATCATTTCAGCTTAAATGTGAATCTAATCCACTTAAAACATGTATATTCCATGTTGTTGATAAAGAGCAGCGAGCAGGTGGAAGAGAAATTTATGTTATGGACATGAACACCAAACTTCATCAACAGCCCTTAGAGAAATACTTTGCTAAAATATGCTCTTACTTAAACAATGAAATAATTAGCATCCCCAGTAATAAGAGAATGATGCACATACATTCTAAAGTGTTTGAACATGTTGTCGGAGAAAACATCAACCTAACTCTAGATTGTAGAAAATGGGCTCCTAGATCACAATTAATGAAATATGTAAATTTTATTATGTCAATGTCTGATGTGCTTCCTGTCAGTTTTATTAAACATTTTATTGTGTTTTTTCAGTTGATGTTTAGTAAAAAAATAGTTTCACGCACTACTGTCATTGATATGATTAGACAAAATGTTAGACACAAGAAAATAGACACTAAGATATTTAGCAAATTGTTTGATGAGGATCATCAGGCTGAATATTTTATAATGAATTACAGTTTTGTCATGGGCATATTCAATTATCTGTCTTCATTTATGCATGCTATAAACCAACTGTATATAGATTACCTAATCAAAATTGC